GTAATCCGTCACCCGGGCGAAGGCGATCGCGGCCAGCTCCTGGATGACATGATCCTGGGTGACCTCTGTCCGCTGCTGACGTTCTTGCATTCGCTGCTGGATGTAGGATGCAACCTTAGTATTTCTTAGCAATTTGCTGCCGTTTACGGCGGCGGTGTTTTCGTTTTTGACTCTTGGATAAGCAACAAGGTAAGCCCTTGTGGCGTTTAAGTCTATCAGGTATTCATCAGTGAATATTTTCTGTTTTTCTGTCATTGAGGGCTCACCTCGCTTTCTTGATTTATTGCATGAGAAAAGGCACCCTGCAATTTTAGTGCAGAACGCCTTTCGTGTGTGTGAGGGTTTGAATTGAATGACCATCCAGCCACCAATCTCAGCATATACTATAGCATACGAAAACCGAACAGTGCGAACAAACCGAACAAACTTTAAGTTTTTTTCATAAATCTCTCAAATTCCATCCGGACTCCGTCTCCCGTTGCCTTTCTTCCGATCTTCGCCGCTGTCTGCTCCCAGGTCATTCCCTCAAATATCTTATACTTGATGATCCGCTGCATCCGGATCGGGACCGTCAGGAGCCATTCTTCCACCTGCTGCTTGATCTTCTCCGCATTCTCCTTGCGCTGCTCCAGGAGTCTTTCTTCTAACCGTAAGTTTTTGTCATCCTGATATGAGAAAGTGGTACCTGCAATTCGAAAATGCTGTTCCTGATAAGGGAAATTCGGATTACTTCCTTTTACGTTTGTCTGAATGATTGTTTTACGTCTCTTTTTTAATTTGCGGATATCCTCCTCAGTTTCCTTTATCAGATCCATAGCGTCTATGTAATCAGCAAGTATCTTTTTGTCCAATGCAACCACTCCCCTTGTATTTATTCACTGCCCCATACTTACAGAATGCCTTCTTACTTTTCCTAAAAACATAGGATAGCAAAAAACAGAAGGAAAATCCAATACCATCCATAGTTCACTGTCAAATAACACGTCAATAAAATGACCAAAAAACTATAAGTATATTTCAATATATCCTCCAACTTTCTTATCCTCCTGTTCAACTCTTTTTATACACTCTGGTTTCATAAATCCTTGCGCTCTTAATCTTTAAGTCCTCAATATGTTTCATCAAGCACTCCTTGCATCCAGGTTTCCTAAGACCTACGCATTCTCCCAGTATGCTGACTCTCTTTTCAGTACCAAGCGGACAATAAAGAGAGCTCGCAACAATATAGTTCAGTAATTTGTCAATAATAGACTGATCATTCATTATCCTGTCTCCTGTCGGTTTAGTAAGCCCTCTGACCAAATTTTAGAATCATTCCCTCTATGTATTCCCCCATACAGAATAATGTATCTGTATCCCAGCAGCCTTCGTCATGATCATACCTGTAATAGCAGACATCACCATCATGTACAAACGGCGCCGTATAGGAATAATAGCAGGGTACTCCTTCTGGATAATATGTCATTACATATTCATCATCCAACATAGGGCACTGTATTTCACCCCATTCTTTCCCGTTTTCCCAATTTAGCCACTTATCTACCATCCCTTCACTAAACCTCCCATAATTTACTGAACCAGGCATACAGAGCAAGAACATTTCGTATCCTTTTGCGTATCCTTCTTGCTGACCCCGTGAAATTCCAAGGCAATATACCCATGCCTCTCCAAATGTGAGATACAGCGTTTTATACTGCTCTCCTTCACCTCTTCCAGCGGGCACCACTCCGGCCTGCATTTATTTTCCCGGTATTCTTTGACATGTCTTCCCATTGCCATGCAATCATCACCCAGACTTCTAACCGTACAGTCCCTGCAGTCTGCCGGCGTATCAATAATCAATACTGACTTACTCATTCGCCTCTTCCTTCCTGAACAGCTGCTCTACACGGTTCCTGATATTGTCCAATGTCCTCTTTCCGACTCCCCTTGCAGACTCAACCGCTGTCATGACCTCTTCCAGTTCTACTCCCGGAACGCTCTCCCTGCCGTCCTCGTATCCGTACTTGTACAGGTCCGTGCAGAACCCAGTAAACTGCTGACGGTCATATTTCTTGACATTTTTGTATACTTCCCTGGTGATCTCCGGCATGACGCCCCTTTTATTCCTGTTCATGATCTTTTCTCCGTTTCGTTTATTTTGGCTCCTTCATGGCTGAGTATATCGCAAAGGAACTCTCCCATCCTGCATCCGTCACAAATTTCCGCCAGTGATTCCTCATCTGGCTCCATCTCTGGATATTTACAGAGAACGTCACAGACATATCCCATCATTTCCGCAGTTATTTTATCTAAATTTTTCATATCTTTTCCTCATGCTTCATCCTTCACCCTGACCGGCGCGCCCTTCTCATACTTGTCGCAGTCTTCCACATCGCATCCCCTGCAATGCTTCGTCCCGGATTTCAAAGCATATTCACATTTGATCCCTGATCCGTTTTGGTAGTAAGCCGCCGCCCTGTATTTGCAGGTCTTGCACAGATGGCGGTCAGCATTCTTCCCCTTCGTTTCTTCCAGCCGCTCCCGGATCTTCTTAGCGGCCGCCCAGACCGTTCTGTATTTTATCCCTGTCTTTTCTGCGATCTCTGAATCGGAAAGCCCCCGTCTCACATACGGTTCGATGATATTCCCTGCTGTCTTCCTCTTCGGTTTACTTTCTTGGCTTCCTCTTTTGTTCTCAACTAACATGATTTGCTCCTTTTGCATTTCATCCCTTTACAGAAATACAATTTCGTGCGCCGCCTTGTCAAAACCCAGTCGTATTCACCAACAATCGTCTTCCCGCATACCTCACATATCTTCATGTCTTCTGCTCTTGCCTTTCCCTCGTTCTTCATCCGGTCTCCTTTCTCTCTTCCCCGCCCTCCGGCACGGTCTGCAGCTGGCCGGAAGATTCAGGAAGGCGGCTTGTGCTTTATGGCATATCTGCCAGTGTATCTCATACGCCTTCTACAGGAGGTATCTTTCTTATAATGTCCTCTATGTCTATCGGCATGCTTTTCTCTCCTGGTTCGAGCTTTGGCCTGCTGCCAATATTGACATATTCATAGTCATACCATCCTCCGGTAAATATCACATATCCGGTTTCTGTCTTTTCTCCGATCCGGTATTCTACATGATCCCCGATCGCCAAGCTTCCTGGCTGCATCGCTGTTCCTCCTCACTCCAAATAATTCTTTCTGCTGATCATCATCCATTCTTCCCTGGTATGTGTTTTCTCATATTCTTCCTGGGCAATCCGGCAGACCAGTTCCCTCATATCCTGGTTGTTATGCACTGCCTCTGGCCCTGTCCGGTGGTGATCCGGGCACAGGTATACTTTCAGACCTTCTGCTTCTGAAATATCACGCTGGCCGGAGCCGAAGAGGATATGGTGCTCCTCCGTATATTTCTGCCTGAAATCATTGTGCAGTCTTGCACACAGGAAACAGGTACCCTTTGCTGTGCTCAGGATGCTCTCCTTATGCCGCTTCCTTTTCTTCTTCCATTGCGGCTTTTGGAGCATCAGCCCGCTGTTTTCACTCAACAATATCAATCTCCTTTCCCTGATCGTCCACTTCCGTTCTCAGCCACTTTTCCCACCGCCCTGAGTCCGTCATCTCTGTAAATGTCATATTCCGCATACCTTTTATTGACTCTGCTATGTATAACGCCGCTGTGTATTCCGTCTGTTTATCAAGATATGCTTTCCTGGTTCCATAAGGTCTGTCTATCCCTTCCGGATTTTCCGCCTCCTGAATACCGGCTTCCGGTTCAGTGTTTTCGGACATTTTTTGCGCCGGCGCAATTGCAGTCTGGTTCGTTTTTCCGGATTCCTGTTCTTCCGGTTCGTTCATAAACTGCGGGCAATATTCCGGCATGTCCTTTGTGATCTCCATCTGTCCTAGGATTTCATCTTC